AAACTGAAAGACGACCTCGGGGTAGATTGCCAGCGTGTTCTAGATCAGTACCGCGAGGGTGAGCTGGGTGACATTGTGGTCGATCCATTCGTCATCGAGTGCAAGAGGTACGCCTGTAAGTTTGATGCTCCACAAGCTTGGTGGGATCAGGTTTGGAAGGCATCGATGCACACCAACCTAACCCCGATCCTCGTTTTTAAGTTTGATCGAAGACCAATTCGTTGCATGGTCCCCTTGAATACGATCAACCCTGATTATCCCAAAGAGAAAAGCTACACGGCTCAGGTCGAGTGGGAAAACCTGATGATGATTATGAGGGAGGTGTTGAATGGCGCAGCTCCAGAGCTTTAGTCACCTTCATAAAATTTGCCAATCGGCGGTAAAAAAAATTCATTACCCCTCGGTAATCGAGGAGCTTCATAAGCATTTAGATAAAGAGTACTGGGGTTTGGCAGAAGCTACGATCATCTACTTCCTGCCACGAGCGATCCTCGACTTACCAACCAAACTAGAACGCCAAGAAGCTTTGGCAAGCATACCTGGGCAAACCAATCCGACAAATTTAAAGCAGTTTGTCGAGGAAGGCATTTTACACTTGTGGGAGACCGATAAAGAGAATGAGCTTTCAAGAAGATCTAAGAGTCGGTGAGGCAATCGAGCGTGTTTGGCTCGACAAATTACTAGTCACGTTTAAGGATGCCTACCAAACTTTCGGGAATGACAGTCGGTTTGATATCTACGTTCCTGAGATCGACACCAGCATCGAGGTCAAGTACGACCCCAAGTCATTAGAGACCGGCAACATTGTCATAGAGTATTACCACAACAAACCCAGCGGAATGTTGACCACCGAGGCGGACTATTGGCTGTTCGTTACACCGAAAGAAGAGATTTGGATTAGCAGGAAGAACATGTTTAGGTGTGTTTTGGTTGAGGGGTTGAAGCCGACCATGATTCATGGACCAGAGGATCGGCACCCCAAAGCAGTGTTTTTAGTCCCTGTTAAGACTCTTCGCCTCTACGCTCAATCATTATCTTGAACAGTTTGAGCGCATAGCTCGGCATCTTCCTGAAGGTTTTTGAATCTTCAGGAGCAGCCCAGCATTTCACTGTGTCATACGAGGCATCCATCATTCGCGCAGCCTCAGTCACTCCGATGCCTCGGTCTTTTCGTAGCTCATTAAACTCTTGGTTTGTGTTCATTCGACTCTCCAAACCGTGAGCTTACCATCGATGGTGCGTTGCACCCCAGCTCGATCTAACTTCTCGAGGGCGCGTAGAACACCTGTTGTGGTCTTTCGATCTTTGGTTACAACATAATCGTTGATCGCCATAGACTCAGCTGCTCTCGCATACGCCTCTTTGTTTGTGGTTTTGCGAGGGGGCAGTTCGCCCCCATGTTTTACCTCAAGCACCGTGAGCCTCCAACCACTGACCAATGGTCAGAGTTGATAGCTGGATCTTCTCGATTTCAGCTTCCCATTCAGCAGGAGACCAGCTCTTCTTGTCACGAGTGACCACATCCAAAACGAACTCTTGGATTTGCACTTTCAGCGGATCTGAGAGAGGGTAATCGAGGGTGTAGCGCACCTTCAGGTGTTTATGATCTGCAATGTCGAATTTATTGATCACGCTGCACCTCCTCGATGCCTGGGTTAGCCGATCCACTTGAATACTCGTTTTCAGATTCGCCCCCAGACTGCCTGACCTTGGGTGTTACTTCGAATTGCTCAGAGCTATTAGTAATCGCTTGATAGATCGCTGCGAGGGTCTGACTGTGTTGTGCTCGCTGTTCATCTAGATCGTTAATGTGTTCGCAGATTTTTAACCAAGCTGCGTCCAGCTGTTCAGCCTCTGAGCTTTCGCTGCCGAGGGAATCCTCAACAACATTGATCAATGCGTTATGCACTGTTGCTATTGCTTCTCTAAGATCCATTATTTCGCCTCCTTAAAGACAATGATTCCGTTTGATTGGTAGACCACCTCGATCTCGGTTCCAGCCTCGAAGATCTCTGCGACTTTGTTTGAGTGCAGATCGATGATCGCTCGAGCCTTACCATTGCGGGTTGCCTTGGTAACTCTCCTCGAGCCTTCTGGATGGAGCTGTAAAGCGATCCCGCCTTCGCAGTACTTAATGGAGTACTTTGAGTCAGGAACGAAGCCAGCAAGCTTGAGAGCCTCCTGAGACTCGGTCCAGATCCGATAGGATCGCGTGGTCTTTTTGACAAATGTTTTTGTGGTCGTGAGTTCTATGTCAGTTCCACTTACTTTTACGATTTCCATAAACATCCTTGTGTTAGTTAAAAAAATTGGCGCGGAAAAAATCCTCACCCCGCAATGCAGCCGGAGCTGCACTGAAGGCTGAAGACTTCACCGGCGATTGAGCCTGTATAGGGTTGTCTCAGGGGGAACCGATCTAGCCAGCTCATCGAAGTAGACAAAGTCGTATCGACTCGTTCCACAATTCCAACAGGTCTCCTGAAAGTCACCGCCATTCTGGTAATGGTGGATTTGTTGCGTGTTGCACTTGGTGCATGCCAGCCAATCTCCCAAGCCAACGCCTAGGATTTTTAGCCGCTTGTTGCTCAGTACATCTGCTGCGCTTACTTCTTGGAGGCGTACTTTAATAACGCCCCCGGTTGCTTTTGCTTGTCTCATTTTCACTTCTCCTTGTTATGCTGCTTGATCTGCTTTGATCCATAGGTCTACACCGCCCCATTGCTCCGCCATTGCCTTGGCGATCCCGACATGGAACTTCGAGCGGACCTTCCAGCGATCAGCACTGGGTGCTGCTTTGTGGATATCGTCACGCGCTGTTTCGCGTGTGAGATCGGAGGTCTTTTGTAGCGGCGGTAAGCCCTTGAGCCATAGACATGTCCGCTTGGTCACGTTGTCCTCTGCATCAATCGACTCTGCGAATTCGTAGGGCTGCACACTGGTCTGTATGAAGGTTCCGTCGTCCTTGGATAGCTTCTCCCAACCTTCGCCCCAGATACGCTCCTTCGCATATCTATGCATCACAGGGTTCTCGATACAGATGAGGGGAACGTCGGCATTCATGAGATCCCTGAAGAGCGCAGCTCCCTCATCGAGGTCTGCCCACATGTCCTCGAGGGTTTTGTTTGGTGGAGCCTTGTGGAGCCACCTAACACCTGAATTGCAAAGTCGAGTGCATGGTGGATGCGCGACCATGAGCAGATCCCAGCTATCCATCTTCAGGACTTCTCGAACGTCACCTTGTATGTGGCGGTTATGGAGAGGGTGGTCATCATCAGCCGGGAGAATGTCGCAGGACCATGCATCGTGTCCTGCCCAGTAAAACTCGTTAACGACTGTGCCTGAGCTTTCGCAGGCGACTAGGATTTTTAGTTCTTTCATGATCGGTCCTCCTGCGGTCTTGACGCGATCACGTCGAGGTCGTCGATAATGTTGGTCTTTCGCTTGCTGGTCGTGTGGTACTTGAAAGTGACCCGCCTACTTTGTAGCGAGAAAAAGTCAATCCCATATAGCCAGCTCGAGTTAGCCTTTGTTCGGAATAACTCCGGCACCCCAGTTGAGTCTGGAGCGATAACGATCTTGTAAACTGGGTTCCCGGCGACGGTGTTGTTGCATCGTTCGAGAGCTGTGACCACGCCTGTTGTTTGGTTTAGTTCTTTCATGGATTTACACCTCCTGAACGAATCGGTGAAGGAGCAGCTCCTCGGCTTCTGCATACGCAGAATTGAACATGTCCTGCGCTTCTTCGCTGTATCGCGACTCCTCATCGGTTGCGTACATGTCTTCTTCTTCCCAGCCTTCATCTGCCCATTGCTTCTGCACCGCCTCGTGAGCAAGCGTAGAAGCCCTCTCGAGGAACTCTGGAATATCGATCACTGGGAGATCAGATAGTCGGTCACCGTTCTCGACCTTGGTGTAGGCATCAGAGAACATTGCTTCGAAGATCACCTGCTCTTCACCGTAAACCCGGAAGTCGCACATAATCTTGGTTGTGATCGGTGTTGGCTGTTGCTCAGGTGGAGCGAAAATCTCGCCACCCCACTCATCGACCATTACCTCGATGATCCCCCCGCCATTCGTAAAGCAGTGCTGGTGGATATTGGCTAACAGGTATTTGTCAGATGAGATCCAAATAATGTGAGGGAAGTTATAGTCCGCCCGCATATCAGCGAAGTAGGGGTTCCTTCCCCAGTAAAGTCGATTGACCTTTCCTTCCTGATTTCTGGGACGAACATCGGAAACGTGTTGGACAAGTTCTCCATAAACTCGGTCGATGGTCACGCTGCAATGCTCGAAGTGATCGACGGGGAAGATCTGCTCTTCGATTTTCTCTACGAGAACGCCCTCGGTTTCGAATAGCGGCTTTCCCTGAATCGCGTTTCGAGCAGCTGTTACATAGCCTTCCCAGTGAGCTTCTACCCGCTCTTCTGAGCTATCAGCTGAGATAGCGTGTCCGCCTGAAGGTGAACCTTCGAAGTAGTAGAACTTGTTGTCCTTCATAAGCGAAATCGTCAGCTCACCGCCGTCTCGCAACTTCTCTGATTTAAGTACTTTCGTTATTTCCATTTTTAAAACATCCTTGTTTCGTTTCGAGTGATCTGCCTCGTCAGTAACCGGGCGATCAGTCCCGGCTAGAACGCCCCCGAAGGGACGGTTTCGGCTCATGAAACGCGCTGCTCCCACTCAGCGACTGAGAGTTGCTTACCATCGACTTTGCGAATGAATAGTCGGGTTCCGGCTTCCCATGGATTCTTCCGCCAGTGACCCTTGAAGCATCGACCGCCCTTGTTCAGGGGCTTGCCAGCGTCGATCCACGCTTGGTGCTTGCGGCTGGACTCTTCTTCGAAACGCTTCTCTACGAGCTGCACAGTCGCCCAATCGTCGCGATCCTTGCGGACCTCCTTGATCTCTGCCTCGGACATGAAGGGGCAGAACACGCAGCTGCTCTTAGGGACCGAAAGACCAAAGCTCTCGAGGAGATCGACACAGTCTTGGCGAGTCATACCTCTGTCGATCAGTGGGTACTCGTAGTTGGACTTGTCACCTTTCGGTTTTGTGAACCGTTGCTTGCGGTTCATCTCGTCGGCTTCGATACCGATGAGGTATGTGATTTTTTTGCCGGGGAAATTCTTAGCCACCCACTTGTGTATGACTTCGCCTTTGAACTTGACCGAGCAGACATGACTGCCACCAGCCATGACCGGGACAATGCCTAATCGTGTGACCCACTCAGTGATCGTCTCTCCGTCTTTGCGAACAATCGTGAATGGGATGTTGTGGTTGGAACACATACGCTGGAATCGCTCGACGTTCTCGTAAGTGCCTTTAGATTCCGCTCCCGTATCGCTGAAGATCACGTGATCGATACCAAGATCTTCGACCTCGAGATGAGTTAGCAGGATCGCAGAAGAATCGACTCCTCCTCCGAAGCTCAAGATGCGAATCTCATCTTTGGATGTTGTTTGTAAATCTGTCATTCAAAACCTCCATGTAGGTTGTCGTTGTTGGGTGCAATGCACCGAAGGTGCATTTTATACAGGAAGAAAAATCTAACAGCAAGTGAGAAATGTAATAAAATATAAAAATATTTATTTGTGGATGAGTAATGGACCCGCAAGAAGCCCGCCTGACGCGGATTGAAGAGAAACTGGACAAGGTCTCAGAAACTTTGTTTGAACTAGCTCGAATCGATGAAAGGCAGGAAGGTTTCGAGGTCAGGATCAATCGGCACGAGCTGCGTCTCGACATGATCGAAAGCAAACTCGATCAGACTTCAGACTCTCTCATTCGCATGTCCGGGAAAGGGATCGTGATTGAACGAGGAGCATGGATCTTGTTTGCAGCTGCCCTGTCGATGATGACCCATTTTTTGTAATGCCGGGAAAGAAAACCAAAACCCCAAGGTCGTCTCATCCTGTAGTGAAAGACAAATCACAGGTAGAGAAGAAACCTCGAGCCCTTACAGATCGACAAGAGAGATTCATAGTCAGCTACCTCGCAACATTGAATGGGGCTGAGGCGGCTCGACAGGCAGGCTACAGCGAAAGAACAGCTAGACAGATGGCAAACGAGAACCTGTCAAAACCTTACATCAAAGATGCGATTGACCAGAAAAGGAGCGAAATCATGAAGCAGGAAGAGGACAAAGTTGGTTGGCTAATCGAGCGTTTGACGGCTGAAGCGACAGACGATGAGAACGGCGACTCGACCAGAGTTAGAGCCCTCGAGGTTTTGGGCAAAGTATTCGGAGCTTATGCCCCGGAAAAGCAGGAGATCACGAGCTTCGACGCGACATTTTTGGCAGATTTGGACATTTCCGACGATCTGCCCGAAGAAAAGCCCAGCCAAAGCAAGGACTTGCATTGATGGACCGTTACCTAGCCAAGGTAGCAGCCCAACAGGATCGCGAATCGCGCATAAAAGAGGGAGGGGCGGGGGTGCCAGATGGACGAAAAAATGACCGCTCGAACCCATGGCTCCATGGAGGGGATCTCAACCCCTATCCCCACATTTGAGGGGGCGGTCAATATGAGAGTACCTAATGCAAAAAACACCAGATTCGTTTTTTCATGAGCGGAGCAATCCTGGCATTCATGTTAATCACGATTGTCGAGGGCAATGTAGTCGCTGGAGCGGACCAGATGCTCTTTAAGGACATACATCGCTGTCAGCAATTCGCTTATTGGATAGAGCACAACTGCCGAGATCATCTATGCCGTGGTGGAGTTAAGCAACAGAACATTACTGCTTACTGTCGTCCGGTGATGGCTCCGGCAAATACAAAATTTTGGGACTAACTAAGAGGAATATATGGAAGATTTAAACAAGAAGCCGAGAGGTGGATTTCACCGTGAATTTATCACGCTTACCAATAGGAAAAAGGAGCCTATCCCAGCTGATAAACAAACTCAGAGTAAAGAGATTGCGGATCAGGTTGAGCAGTTTTTAAAGAATGGCGGGAAGATAACGCAGATCAAGGAGGGTGAGAGTTCGTTTCTACCGATTATGAACAGCAAGCAGCTCAAGCATCTGACTGCGAGATCTCATTTTAATAATCGGCAGAGGACCGCGCAGAGAACTGACAGGCGCATGGCAAAGATTCAGAAATAGGAGCAATCATGGCGAAAAACGTAAAACATTATTTTTTAGATGGAAGGGTGCATGAGGGGGGTACGCATAAGATGCCAGACGGGAGCATTCACTCAGGAGCCCGACACACAAAAAATAGCAAAATCGTAGTTCATTTTAAGGATCTCTCTCCTACCGCGAAGAAAAAAGCGAGGAAAAGGACATGACGATTGAGTACCGGGGCGAGACTTTTCAGGGATATAACAAGCCTAAGCGTACTCCTAATCACCCGACTAAATCACACGCCGTCCTGGTCAAGGAGGGAGACCGTGTAGCCCTAGTTAGGTTCGGGCAGCAAGGAGTCAAGGGTGCAGGTAAAAACCCTAAGACGGCGAAAGAGAAGGCTAGACGTAAGAGTTATTACGCTAGGCACGGGCAGACCAAGGATAAATTTTCGCCGAAATATTGGTCTCACAAGGTGAAATGGTAGTCAGAATATTAATCTGTAAATGTGGTTAATCATCAGTAAATTAGGTTATTATATTTAGATGTACAGCCATATCATTGGATTAACGAGGAGAAATGGCTTGGAAAAGCAAACAATTTTGTGTGTTGGATATTATTTCGGAGGAACCCATGGGCGTGAAAAATAAGCCGAAAAAACCTCGCGGACCCAAAATGGCGAATGCTGCTGGTCCTAAAAAGGTCACGAAGAAAAAGGCTAAGAAATACTGATGCCGGGTTTATACGCGAATATACACGCCAAGCGTAAGGCTGGTAAGAAGATGCGGAAGAAGGGGGAGAAAGGTGCTCCCACCGACGCTGACTTTAAAGCGGCTGCTAAAACCGCAAAAAAGAAGACTAAGAAAAAGAAAACCAAGAAGAAGTGATGGTTGATTCTGTTGCGTTGAGCCCGCAAATCTCATGGAAAACTGTCGCTGTAGAGCGATATGAGAAGCTTGCGGATGCGGCTAACGGCAAACCGATCAGGGAGCTGGTGACTAAGGTTACCCCTCTGGTTTATGTGGCGAAGGATGGTCGAGTAACCATTCAGGAGCAAGGCACCAATCAGACGATTAGTTTACTAGCATGATAGAAGTTCATTTAGACAGATTTTGTTATCACCCGAACGGGACGCTCGGTGTGATCGAGTACGAAGATGAGCGATTCTGGACGATAGAAAGACCTTGGTTAGACAACAAACCGAATGTCAGTTGTATTCCAACGGGCATTTACGAGATGGGGTGGCGTGTGTCTCCGCGATTTGGCGAGACATGGCATGTCAAAGATGTGCCTGATCGCACTCATATTCTCATTCATGTCGCGAATTACTCGAAAGATGTACAAGGCTGTATAGGACTCGGTAGCAGCTTGATGGGGGACACGGTGGCGGTAGCAAGTTCAAAGAACGCTGTGAAGCGTTTTGAGGAGCTAACGAAGGGTCTCGAATGGCGACTAATTATAGAAAATGCACCATATGCGGCACTTCTTTAACTACGTCTTCAGCGGCAAGTCAGACTCTATGTAACTCCTGTCGTTCTGAACGTCATATCAAGCGTTCCTCAAGCACTGTTTATCGATTTTTGAACTACAAATTACAGGTGGCTAAGGATCGAGCGAAAAGACAGAAGACAGAGTTTGAGATAGATGTCGAGGATCTTTACGACTTGTATGAAGAACAAAATGGGAATTGTGCAATCTCGAGGTTGCCTATGCTCCATTTGACCGGAGATCAGGAACTGAGTCTTAGTATCGATCGCAAAGACAATCGATTTGGATATTTAAAGAACAACGTGCAGCTGGTATGTACTCGAATTAACAACATGAAGAGCAATCTAAACCAAGAGGATTTCATCTGGTGGTGTAAGGCGGTGGCAAACGGTGCAGATTGAGGAGATCGCGAAGAAACTGAAAGTGAGTTTCCCGCTCTATGCAAAAAATATTTTGCGGATCATCACTAAAGCTGGGGAGATTTCCCCGTTTGTACTAAATCCTGGGCAACAGGCTATTCATAAACAGCTCGAAGACCAGCTATCAGAGACCAAAAGGATAAGAGCTCTGGTCCTTAAAGCCAGACAGGTAGGTATATCGACCTACGTTGAGGGCAGGTACTTCTGGAGAATCACACAAACGCGAAATGCTAACGCATTTGTTTTAAGTCACCTTGCTGAATCGACTAACTCGATCTTCAACATGGTGCGATTTTTCTACGAAAATATCCCACATCCTGCATTTAAACCGCCGATCAGCTCGCAATCTGCCCAAACATTGGCGTTTGATGGGCTGAATTCCAGATATCGGGTAGGTACTGCACGATCTACGCAAACTGGTCGAGGACAAACCAACCGTTTTGTACACGGTTCAGAAGTCGCGTTTTACCCTCAAGGAGCGGACATTGTTGCTGGATTGCTGCAAACCGTAGGCGGTGAAGGCTCTGAAGTTATACTCGAGTCCACCGCTAACGGTGCGGGTGGATGGTTCTATGATCAGTGCATGAAGAGCCTGCGAGGCGAGACCGAGTGGATCGTTTGTTTCGTGCCTTGGTTCTGGATGCCGGAGTATGTTCGAAAGCCTGATCCGTATTTCGAGGCTACGCCTGAAGAATACAAACTCGCTCAAATGTACAACCTGTCTGACGCGCAGCTCTGCTTCCGTAGAGCGAAGTTAGATGAGCTTGGCAGTTCTGACCTATTCAAACAAGAGTACCCGTCTACGCCCTTAGAGAGCTTCCTGACGAGTGGTAGATGCTTTGTCGAGGACGCTGCGCTACAGGCAGCTGAAGCAGAATGCTACACCCCGGACTTCAGGGGAGACTTTAGAAATGGAGAACTCGCAGCCCATACGCAGGGACCGTACAAGGAGTGGTATCCGCCAGCAAAAGAGGAGAGCTACACAATCGGAGTAGACGTTGCTGAAGGACTTAGCTACGGCGACTACAGCTGCGCCCAGGTACTTGATTCTAACGGTAATCAGGTTGCCTGTTGGCATGGACACATCGATCCCTTCGAATGGGGCAACGTGGTATCCAGTTTAGGACAGAGGTTTAACAATGCGTATGTGATTGTAGAGAGGAACAATCATGGTCTGACCACTTTGAGAAGATTGCAGGAAACCAGCTACCCAAGTCTTTTTGTTGAGAGCTCTGTCGATAACGCTTATGGAGATCGGCTAACAAAGCGCGGTGGTTTTTTGACAACTTCAAAAACGAAACCATTGATCATCGATAACTTGGCGGCACTGCTAAGAATGAGTGAAAGTGGCATCGCGGATCAGGAGCTTGTTAACGAATTACGCACCTATGTTATTGATGAAAAAGGGGCTTTTAATTCTCAACAGGGTTGTTATGATGATCGTGTTATGGCTTTCGCCATAGCTCTGCATGGACTTGCTTCAATGCCCCGACCACGGGCAAACATTATTCAAAAGCGTTTCAACTCTGTTGATGCGGTTGCGGGATACTAGATGAGCGAAGTCCAGTTTGAAGTAATCGAAGAGTCGGATGGAACACAAGAACAGGAGCTGTTGAGCCTTGGAGCCAAACTCGCTCAGGTTTTCACCGAATACAAAGATTCTCGAAAGGAAACAGAAAACGAATGGTTGAAAGACCTCCGTCAATTCCAAGGTCAATACGAGCCTGATGTTCTCGCTCGACTGAACGAGTCTGGAGCTCGTAGCAAAGTCTTCGTTGGTCTGACCAGAACGAAAGTGATGGCGGCATACTCAAGAATTGTTGACCTGTTATTCCAACATGGTGATGCGTTCTTTGCAGTGGAGACCACTGCCATTCCTCAGATCGATCCTCTGCGAGCTATGGAAATGCGTCAGATGGCTATGCAGCAAATAATGGCGGTTAGCGGACAGCAACCGGAAGGTTATGAAGATCTTATCGCGCAACGAATGGAAGAGCTTGAAGAAGAGTTCAAGGACATTGAAAAACAGATTGCGGAAGTTGCAGCCGAGGAAATGACAACTGTCATTCAAGACCAGCTGCAAGAAAGTAACGCTGAACAAAAACTAAAAGAATCAATTCTGGAAGCTTGCATCTTTGGAAGCGGAGCCGTTAAAGCCGGAACTGTGAAAATAGATCGTAAGCAATCTTATTCAAAAGTTCTGGACCAAAATACTGGACAGACCACTTTTGCATTAGCGCAAATCGAAGAAGTCGCTCCAGAGGTGGAAAGCGTTTCTATTTTTGATTTGTATCCAGATCCTTATTGTACTGATCTCGAGGACTGTGATGGCTTGTTCCGCCGTCATATCTTGACTAGAAAGCAGCTGAGAGATCTTGCCGAATTGCCAGGTTTCGATGGGAGCATGATTCGATACCTGTTGAAGAATAATCGTAAAGGTAATCACACCGAAGAAGATCACGAAAAAACCCGACGAAAGATAGCGGGTATTAATGAACACACCGAATCACATCGATATGAAGTCATAGAATACTGGGGCAACGTCGATGGATTAGACCTGAAAGATCATGGTGTAGAGCTTCCTGAAGATGCGGACGAAACAGAGGATTACTCTGCATGCGTCTGGTTTTGTGGAGGGAAAGTACTGAAGGTCATGTTGAACCCGATAATGGGCTACAAGGTGCCTTACCACATATTCCCCTATGAACGAGCCCCTCACCAGTTCTGGGGAACCGGTGTTCCGCGCATGATGCGTGACTCTCAAGTTACGATGAATGCTGCCACTCGAATCTGGATCGATAACTTGGCATTGAGCTCAGGTCCGATGGTAGAAGTGAACACCGATTTACTCGCTGCTGGTGAAGATCCAACCGATATTCACCCGTGGCGAGTCTTTTTAAGAGAAGGTGGGGACGGTTCAATGCCAGCTGTTAGGTGGTATCAGCCTATTGCAAATGCGAACGGATTGAATCAAATTGTAGAACTGTTTAGGAGATTTGCCGACGAAACGACAAGTCTTCCGAGTTACACTCACGGTGAACAGACCAGATCGCTGAATAAGACAGCAACTGGTATCTCGATGTTAATGGGTGCTGCGAACGTGGCACTGAAGTCAACGATCAAGAACATCGATGACTTTTTGTTAGAGCCTATGATTGAAGCTCTATTCCATTTCAATATGGAATTTGGCACTAACGAAAAAGCGAAGGGCGATCTCAAGATCGTACCCAGAGGTAGCACTGCTCTGGTTCAAAAGGAAGTGCAAAGCCAGCGACTACTTCAATTCTTATCGCTGGTTTCAAATCCCATGGACGCGGCACTCGTAGATCGTAATCAATTGTTGCGTGATATCGCGCAGTCAATGGATATCGATCCTGACGAAATAATTAAGAGTGAGGAGAGATTGCAGCTTGAGCAGCAACAAGCAATCCAAAATCAAGCTCTCGCCGGACCAGAGTCAGGCGGTGATATGGCTCCGCAGCCAATCCCAATGGACATTGGTCTTGGACCTGTTGCGGCACCGTCTTGAAGACGCACAAAACAGACTAGAGCAAGCGGACGAAAAGAATTTTCGGTTCGAGCAAGGACGGGTTCACGAACTCAAAAACTTTCTCGAACTAGAAGAGGCGGCGAAAGCCGTTCTAAACAAGGCGCGGACTCCTAACGGACTATCCGTGGTTGATTAAACGAACATCCTTAATCGGACTCGTAGGAAAAATGTATGGCTAAAAATGACCCAGATGCACTGGAAGCTGAAGTTGGTGAGATGCTGGAGCAACTACAGAAGGGAAAACCTGAACCCTCGGCAGGGGACACTCAGGCAGAACCGGAAGAGTTGAACCAAGAAGCCCCCACAGAACCTGTGGACACGGCGGAGTACGCAACGGAGGAGGTTCCTGACAACGAGGATGAAGGCGGCGAACCCTCGGAGTTGGACAAAGCTTTGAAGGAAACTGAAAAAGCTACGAAAGCGATGAAAGGTGCTCAGGCGAAAATGACTTCTGCAACGCAGGAGGCGGCACAACTAAGAAAGCAGAACGCTGAATTAGTTGAGTCGTTAACTGAGTTAAAGAGTCAGCTCGTGGAGTCAAAGCGAGACAACGAGAAGCTGCAACAGCTCAGGGAAGATTACCCTGACTTTGCGCCGATCCTTGACGAGCTGTCGGCAACACAAGCAGAGATACAGAACACAAGAGATGCGCTGAGCCAACAGGAGCAGAAAAGCATCGAAGAGGAGCGAGCAGCACAGATGCAAGCGCATTTTGCGCGAATTGAAGCTGTTCATCCTGACGTTGGGGAAATAACTCAAACGTCTGATTGGGCTTTATGGCTCGATCAACAGGATGACGACATCAAGAACTGGGTTGATAACGGCTCCTCAAACGATGTGAATTCGGTTCTTACGAAGTTCAAAACAGATCTTGGTCTGGATCAGCCGCAAGAGACGGCTTTGGAGAGGGCGAAACAGGTCGCAGACCCGAAGATGCCCAAAGCTCGCAAAGCCAACAAAGGTGGCGATAAGCGGACTTGGACCGTTGATGAGATTAAAGATATGCCTCTCGATGAATTCGAGAAGTATCAATCCGAGATTTTGTCAGCACAAGCTCAAGGAGCAATTCGCCGTTAAATAAACTCTTGTATGAGGATTATTAAATGGCTTTTTCGTTTTTCTCTACGGGTACGACTTCTGAAGTCAATTTTATACCCGAAATTTTTAGCAAGCTTTTGCAAGCTAAATTCTACAAGCAGTCGGTTCTTCCGGCGATCTCTAACACTGACCATGAGGGAGAAATCTCTGGACAGGGCGACAAGGTCACCATCAGGACAGTTCCTGCTGTAACCATCAACGACTACGCTGGTTCGATCACAACTCAAGAGCTCACCACTGCAAAGGTCGAGCTGTTAATTGATAAAGCGAAATACTACAGCTTTAAGATTGACGATGTGTTGGCAGCTCAGGCTGACATCAACTTGCTAGAAGCTGCATCTAGCGATGCTTCTGAAGGCATGCGAGTTGCAGTCGAGACTGATGTTCTTGCGAACGTAGTTACTGGCGCGACTACCACTGGTAGCCAAACGACTATCACGGCAAGCAACATCTTAGGAGAAATTCTAGGAGCTGCTAAGTCTCTTGATGAGTTGAATGTTCCAGAAGAAGGAAGATTTATCGTTCTTTCTCCTGAGTTTATTTCTTTGCTCAAGCAATCAGAGCTTCGTCAAGCTTACTTGACGGGAGATGACACTTCTCCTTTGCGTAACGGCAAGGTTGGTGTGGTTGATCGTTTTACGGTTTACCAGAGCAACATGCTTTATACGCCAGGATCTGGTTCAGACAGCGGCTATACCCACATTCTAGCGGGTCACCCGAAAGCAATTACCTTCGCGTCTCAGTTTACAAATGCTGAAACAGTTCGAATGGAAACTACTTTTGGCGATCAAGTCAGAGGCTTAAAGGTCTATGGATCTAAAGTCATAGTACCTGACGCTCTCTATGTCGGTAAGTGGACGTAATAGTCCAGACGGGGGAGGGCAACCTCCCCCACTTTTTTTAGGAATAGCAATGGCTGACAAGACTGAGAAGGATGCGATCTTCGAGGAAGCGCAAGATAAGTACGGCGTAAAGCTGGATAGAAGAATGAAACTGAGCGAAATGCAAGATCATTTAGCTCGTCTCGAGCTTCAAAAAAACCAGCCAGAGGTAACCCCTCAAGCGATGAAGACTCCGAAAACTGTGCGAAACGTCTTCACCGGAAACACCTTCAGTTACAGCCCATTGTTTAAAGGCAACCCCGATCTAGAAGTTATCGAATGGGAGACAGACGATGGCAACGACTAAAGTCGTAGATGTATTAGATCGAGCTTCTATAATCCTTCAAGATTCTACGAATGTTCGATTTCCAAATGCAGAGCTTCTTAAATTCTTTAACGATGCTCAAAAAGAAGTTGTTCTTCATCGACCAGATGCACACATGCAAAACGCATCGTTCACTCCGGCAGATGGGAGCAAGCAAACGATACCTGCTGGCGGAATAACTCTTGTCGATGTTGTTCGAAACATTAACGGGTACGCGATCACACAGGTCGAGAGAAAGATCTTGGATGAGACTCTTCCTAATTGGCACAACACTACCCAGGACAGTACCAAGAAGATTGAGCATTTCATTTTTGATCCGGCGGACCCCAAAACATTTTACGTTTATCCAAAGGCAATTGCTTCAAGCGATAGCTTAGAGATTGTCTATAGCGCAGCTCCAACAGACATATCAATCAGTAACTTTAATACTGACACCACTGTTATTAGCTTGGATGATGTGTATGCCAATTCAATACTAGATTTCATTCTGTATAGGGCGTACCAAAAAGATTCTGAGTTTGCGGGTAACGCTCAACGATCAATGATGCATTATCAGTCTTTCACCAATAGCCTTGGTGTTAAGGCGAGAGTGGATGGTGCGCTAAGCCCTAGACCCGCAACCCCAGCAAGAGCAACAGAATGAAGTTTTCTGACTACACACCTTTTGTTCGACCTGAAACAGCTGGAGCTCCTGACTTTCTTATTGAAAGAGCAGTTCGAGAATCAGCTACAGAATTTTGTCGAAGGACAGGTGCTTATATTCCAGAGCCCGAAAACATTACGATCATCAAAGGCATTAATGAATACGATGTCACCGTTCCAGCTGGAACCGAATTGAATTACATCACAGATGTTTTTGCTAACCAGAAAAAGCTGCAACCTGTTAGTTACAACGAGCTGCTGGAGCGGCTTGGCGATGAGACTGAGCAAGGAACCCCGAAATACTATTCTCAGAGAGACAACAAATCCTTCTTTGTTGCTCCGATCCCCTCAGAGGCAGACACGTTTCGAGTTTTGTATTCGTTAAAGCCGACCTCTACCAGCAAGAGCATCCCAGATTCAGTTGGAAAGGAATATCAAGAGGCAATCACTCAGGGAGCTCTATACCGCCTCCAGATGATGCCGGATCAGCCTTTCAGCAATCCGGGTGCAGCTGGATCAAACAGACAGCTTTTTGAAAGAGAGGTGGGTCGGACGGTCAGGCAAGTCAAATACGGTTTCTCCGGTGGATCTCTCAAGGTTCGATATAGGAGCTTCATCTAATGGCGTATAGCGACACTTTAAATTTCGTAGTGGGGGATACCCTCCCTGAACTGACATTTACTCTGAAAGATTCGAATACAGCTGCATCAGGTCAGACTCTCGATGCTGAGGATTCAACAACCTGGGCAGCAATCAATATCACAGGAGCAACTGTGAAGCTTAGGCTCAGAGCTGTTGGATCGACAACTTTGACAGACACCAGAACCTGCGCTATTTCGAATGGATCTGGAGGAGTTTGCGCGACAAATTTCTCAACCAGCTCCTTCCCAAGCGCAGGAGTTTACGAAGGCGAGCTAGAAATCACCTTTAGTGGAGGCGGCAAGCAAACAGTGAACGATCTGATCAAGTTTAAAGTCAGGGACGATTTTGATTAATGCCTAAAATTGTTCTAACCAGCCGCGAATTAAAATTGCTCACAAGTGGAGTCAGCTTGGAAGCGGTCTTGAGCGCAAGAAACCTAGTTGCGTCAGATATCAGGTTAGACCCAGACACGGCAAATAAATATTTTACTGGCGATTCTGGGGAAACGGTTAGCCTCAGTGATTTATTTGTTTCTGATTTCGGTAAAAATCCTTCTGACTCCCTGTCTTTGTCCGAAGAAATAACATCTTTCGAGTTTGGTAAAGGTGCTGCTGACACCGTTACTCTCGCAGAATCTGCCGCAATAACTGCTCATTTCGCTCGTGCGTTTACCGATTCATCAAGCATTACAGAGAATTCGGCAATCGCTTTTAGCAAGATCGTCAATGACACCAACAACGAGACGATGAGCCTGATCGAGTCATCTGTTATGACCTTCGACAAGGGTGCTAGTGAAACGATTTCGCTCTCCGAATCATCAGTACAGGCACTAGAGCTCGGGAAGTCAGATTCGATTTCTATGAGTGAGTCGCTCTCGAGGGTCGTTACTTTCACGAGAGCTTTCTCAGATGCTTTCGCTCTGGATGACGCTGCAACCGTAGATGCTTTTGTCAAAGAGTACGACGGCAGCAAAGCCAATATATTCAGCTTTTCCGATTCCGAATCAATTGGTTTCGATAAAGCGACAACAGACAGTTTCTCCTTTGTCGATGAGCCTAGTGTGGGCTTCGAAAAAGGAGTAATTGCGGAATCAGTATCAATTTCTGAAAGCTTCAGTTTTGTGCTGAGGGGTGGAACGACAATTAATGCCGTGGCACTCAATGAACAAACACTTAATTAATCAAGAGGAAACCAAATGGACGTACAGTCTGGAATGGAGATGAAGGGTCATTTGACCATTGCCCTGAACGGAGAAGTCGTTCAGGAAGTCGATAACTTGGTAGTTACTGCCGGAAAGGAATATGTGGCAAGTCGCATGAAAGACGCTACCGCTACCGCGATGAGCCACATGGCTATCGGTACAGGAAGCACAGCTGCTGCTGCTGGAGACACCGCGCTCGGAAATGAGTCCGCAAGAACGGCACTCACCTCGACAAGCGTATCGGGAGCAGTAGTGACCTACACTGACACGTTCGCGGCAGGGGTTGGAACGGGAGCGATCACCGAAGCCGGAATACTGAATGCATCAAGCGGAGGAACCTTGTTGTGCCGGACTGTTTTCAGTGTGGTGAACAAAGGTGCGTCTGACAGCATGACGATCACTTGGACCGTAACAGCAAGTTAAGGAATCAAATGGATATTCTGACGATTATAAATATCGCGACTCTGTTGGTGACCGTAGCTTCTGCAATTTGCGCGGCAACGCCAACACCCAAAGATGATGCCTTCATTGCCAGGTACGTTTATCCGGTGCTTGAAGCTATCGCGATCAACATCGGAAAAGCGAAAGAATAGGAACGCTCGATGACAGTAAAATTTACTAATAACGCTAATTCGACCTTAGCGAGTGGGATCAACTCATCCGTAACCTCTATGACACTAGCGGATGCGTCCTCGTTTCCATCTCTAGCCGGAGCAAATGACTATTGTTATTTGACTCTGCAAGAGAGCGGAGGCACTACTCGCGAAATCGTTAAGGCGACTGCGCGATCTAGTAATACTTTTACCATTGTCCGAGGACAAGATAACACCTCAGCTGCCACATGGAGCAGTGGTGTTCTTGTCGAGCTCCGAATTACGTCTGCTCTGCTTCAAGATGTGATCGACGGTTTAGGCTCTGGATCTATGATGGACACCGACATCTTCACAGGAGATGGATCGGATACCACATTCACTTTGAGCCGCCAGCCTGATGACGAAAATCATCTTCTGGTTTTCATCGATGGAGTTTTCCAAAGTCACTCAGCTTATAGCGTTAGCGGTACGACCTTAACGATGAGTGCTGCCCCTGCTAATGGTCGGGTGCTCACCGTTTACCACATGGCAACAACGGTAGGCGGATCTAATTTAGTCAAAGCCACCATGACGGGCGACAACAGTGACACCACTCTTGATGTAGGATCTCAAATTCTGCACGAAAACAACGTCCAGGTATTTTTTAATGGGGTCTACCAAAGCAAGAGTAACTACTCTGTTTCCGGTTCAGTCATAACATTCTCAACTGCACCCCCAACGGGTGTTGCTGTAGAGGCGATCCTTAATACGGCTACGAACATCAGTACCGCTGCTCAGGTTTCGGATGCAGATAACGATACCTTGATTCAAGTCGAAGAATCGGCGGACGAAGACAAGATACGCTTTGATACTGGTGGTACTGAGAGGGCAGTAATAGATTCTACTGGTTTAGACGTAACTGGTACAGTGACTGCTGATGACGCAAAAATTGGTGGAACTATTCCTGCGTCTCCTGATGGCGTATTGGCGGTACGTAGTGATTCTGACGCTCATGCAATATCTATTTATGAGCCTGCTGGGGCTAATGAAAACTGGCAAATTGGCGTGGATGCTGATGGTGATTTAGGCTTTTACAACTCTGGGTCTACTACAGCGTCAGTTGTTATTGATGACTCTAATCGAATCGGTATCGGGACTGCGTCTCCTACACAAATGCTCTCGCTTGACGATGATACTGATGGCGAAGTGGCAGTTAAAATACAAAATGACAGCACAGGTAGTTCAGCTTTTGCGTCC